TTACTTCAAAGCGCTTGCAATCTTCTAGAATTTTATTCTCTATCACCATAAAGTCAATGATTGCGCCATCAGTAACAGTAAGTAGCCCAAGAGATTCCCATCCTGAGTATTGCGAGTTCTCGCCTTTATCTACAGTTTCTCTCGGCAAATAGTAATCGCCAAAAACATAATAATGACCGCCCCTTTCAAAGAGCTTGATCTGTGCTGCAATATCAGTTTTCGAAGCCAAGTCCAAAGCAAGGAAACAAGGCTCTCCCTCAAAATCTTCTACACTTAGGCTAGGATCTGCGCAGGCATCCCAAGCTCTCATATCCATCCAGCTTACATCCGCATTCACCCATTCATTGAGATGCTTAGTTCTAAAGTTATTGGCAGCGCTAGGCATACTCATGGCTTTAGCCTGAAGCGGAAGTAAAACCTCTGGCATTACAGAAACTCCCCAATTTGGGTTAGCTTTCTTTAAAGCTTCTTCTGTAGTCCAGTCATCATCTTTTTCATCTAAACCATAGATAATTCCAAATTGAGTATCATCTAACCCAGTTTTTTCTAGAACTTTGCGCACAAAACCCCGAACTTCATAGCAAATTCCAGCCCGATTTGTGCCTGCTGTAGTGATTACCCACAGCATAGATTGAGTTCTCTTACCTATGGATGTTTCTACAACATCATAAACTGCCCTAGTTTTGTGGGCATGAAGCTCATCTATGATTGCAAAATGGGTATTTAAGCCATCCAAAGTAGAGCCTTCTGCGCTCAAAGCTTCAAATTTTGATGCTGTTTTTAGCTGATTGATATTGTGCGCATTGACCTCGATCCCAAAATGAGAGCGCAAGCCAGCAGTTTTGCGAGCCATTTGCTGCGCATCGCCAAAGACAATCTTGGCTTGATCCCTTGTAGTAGCAAAGCTATATACCTCAGCGCCACCCTCACCATCAGCGCAGAGCATATACAATCCAATCGCACTACTAATTGCACTCTTACCATTGCCCCTAGGAACTTCAATATAAGTTCTGCGAAAGCGCCTATAGCCTGTGTCCTTATGAACCCAAGAGAACACAGTCATCAGGATAAAGACTTGCCAAGGCTCTAGCTTGATTGGCTCACCAGCAAGTTTGCCTTTGATGTGCGGAAGAAGCTCTACAAAAGAGCAAACCTTAGCGCCTTTAGATGGATCATAGATATAGGGGAAGTCATTATCCCCTTCTCGCATCAAATCATTAAGCTGCCTTCTACAAGCTAATGCAACATATTTGCTACATAAACCATCTTTATGCAACATTTGTGATACATAATCGGCAGCGATCTTCTGATAATCAGGCATTGGCTAATTTAGCCCAAGGGTCATCCTGTATTTCTTCTTCTGCCAATACTATGCGACTTCTACTTGTAGGGGTAAACCCCATCTCACTAGCGCATTTCATCATCATTGCAGCTTGTGTGTTTAGGATGCCGACATAGGGCGATTGGATCTGATAGCCTTTAGGAGAAGTAAAGACAATCCCCTCATTTTGTAATTGCTCGGAAGCGAAGCGATGTAGATCTTCCGCAACCACCCAAGCAGTTAGAACCGATTTGTCTAAGCGCTTTAGCAAACCAGCAGGCGCATTGGAGATTGCATAATCCCAAGAAGCCTTTTGGCTCTCAGTAAACCACTCAGGTGCTTGATCTAGATTCTTACTCACTACTGGCTCTCGGTTTCTTCTGCGCTCATCTTTTTTTGTAAAAGTTCCTTGGACTACTTTCAGTTCAGTTGGTTTAGGCTTGCGACCTCTCATTGTTTTTTCCTATTAATTTTCCATATTGATAGTTTCTCTCTTAACCCTGTGCTTAATTTCTCCTGTGTAGAAAAAGCACCCCGACTAGCGCTTGTGCGCTGTCTAAATTCTACTTCAAAATATCCCCCCACTTCTACCTATAGCCATAATCTATCAATTATTATTCTCGATAGTCTTTGCCTTAATGCCAAATCCCCCATCTTCTTGGGCTGTCTTGCGACTATGGCATGGCTTACACAAGCCCTGATGATTGTCCTCTAACCAAAAGAGATCCTTATCTCCCTTATGCGGAACTATATGATCTACTTCTGTAGCTGGAATTAATTTTCCATCCTCTAAACACTTTAAGCAGAGTGGGTGCGCCTTTAGGTAGGTAGATGAATACTTGCGCCAATTCCAAGTATACATTCGGCTATAGTCTGTATTCCTGATGGCTTTCCTTTTGTTCTCATTGATCTGATGCAGAGCTTCATGCTTATCGCAATACCTTCCTTGATCTATGGTCTTGCCACATCCTGCCCAGTTACAAATTGTCTTGGGGCGCAATGCCATATGGTTATCCCTAAGTGATTGATTACTTTTAATTTTCTTATTTAACAGTTATTATCTCTGTAATCTTATTATATAAGGTAACTATATGGTCAATAAGAATGGTTATGGTTATTACCTAAGCGATGAGGAATTTATCGCTAAGTGGAAGGAGAATCCTAGTCCTTCCTTGATGGCTAAAGCTACTGGCATGAGTGCTAGAGCTATACAGAATAGGCGCAGAACTGTAGAAGTAAAGAAAAAGATAAGCCTAGATATTGGTGTGGATCTTAAAACAGAACATAACAATAGAGTAAAAGAACTCGCAAGAATAAGAAGGGAAAATAATCAAGAAGCTCTTAAGACAAGACTAGAAGCCACTAGCCATTCAGTAAGAAGGGGAATGGAGCTAGATAAAGGTAGAGTAATCATATTCTCTGATGCCCACTTTACCGACTATACAACTACAGGATTTAAAGCGCTGATTAAGTTCATTGAGCATTTCAAGCCTAAAGCAATTATCTGTAATGGAGATGCTTTTGATGGTGCTGTGCTTAGTAGATTCCCATCCATTAACTATGATCGCAAGCCATCGGTATTAGATGAGCTTAACTATTGCAAAACCCATCTTGATGCGATTGAAGCTGTGCGCCCTGCTGGATGTAGATTGATTTGGACTATGGGCAATCATGATATGCGATATGAATCATTCCTTGTATCGAGAGTGCCTGAGTTTAGTGGAGTAGATAACTTCTCCCTTAAAGATCACTTTCCTAATTGGGAAACTTGCTGGAGCTTTTGGATTAATGATAATACTGTGGTTAAGCATCGGCATAAGGGCGGAAGATATGCAGGATACAACAATGTGCAGGCGAGCTTCTGTAATATCTTTACTGGTCATACCCATGTTCTAACTCTTAGCCCAATCTCTACATTCGATCAGAAAACCTATTGGGGAGTTCAAACAGGAACTCTTGCAGATGTGAACTCGGATGCCTTTGTCTATTGTGAAGATAATGCTAAGGATTGGCGGCAAGGTTTTATAATGGCATCTTGGGAAGAAGGAAAGCTACTAATGCCTGAAATGGTATTGGTTAATGATGAAGATTCTGTTCAGTTCAGGGGCGAGATTCTACAACTATGAAACTAACACCAGCAATATTAGAGAACATCTATTGCGCTTTATATTGCTGCGAGCCATTCAGTAAATGGAAGCTCCCATTGCCTGAGCAAGTAAAGTTTGTTGTAGATTGTGATCCCGATACTATGGGAACTTATCTCTATGATGATGGAGAGAGATGGGAGCATATAGTTACCATCTCATCTGCAAGGTGCGGATTCCTAGATACTGTTATTCGGACTATGGCGCATGAGATGATTCATATGAGCTTCTATAGGCGCAGGGGTCATAAGTGGGCGCAACATGGCAAAGAGTTTAGGACTAGATGCCATATGGTAGGCAAAGAGTTAGGATTTGATCCTCTAGAGCTATAGTAAAACCTTTAGCTTATTGCGCTTAAACAATTCCCCTATAGTGCGCTTATGCGCTTTATCCCATACAGCTTTGCGAACATCTTTTGTATAGGTCTTACCTTGATCTATCTCGGCATGGCATGAGATACAGATTGCTGCGATGTAGCAATCATCTGCCTTGATTCCCATTCCCTTGCCATCTTCTAATTGGTTACTATGGCTCGCCTGTGTTTGACCTTCTAATCCGCAG